CTAACCCCTCTTTACAAAAGAGGGGGACGGGATGAGGGGCATTAGTAATAGGTTTTAATTATTAACAACTAAGGAGCATATATGGAAAAACTACGAACCTATAAAGATTTTAGCACGTTGGCCGTTGAAATGGAGCGTGCTGGTGCATGGGCAACCGCTGAGGCTGCCTGGCAGAGAGCGGCTATTGTTGCTCGAAAAAGCGAAAATGAAGAATGGGCATTAAACCGTCAAAAGATGTGTGCGCATTATGTCAAAAATCCAAGCAGAAGACCGGAGGTGAAGCATGGCTAAGTATGTGGCACGTTTTTATTGCTTAGTTGAAGCGGTTATTGAAGCCGAAAGCAATGAGCAAGTGTTAGATATGTGTGATTTAAATGTGTGTGATGTCAATAAACTGCCACACACCATTACAGAAATTGATGACGTGGTTGAGGTGGAGGAAGTATGAGTGAGCAAGAAAGAAGGGACGTTAATATAAAACTTGCACAAATCATCGAACAAATCGAGATGGTTCAAGAAATTTGGCTTGATGGTGATCGGAAAGAATGCTTGTTGTTATTGCAAGGAGCAATTAGAGAAATAAAAAGAGTGACATGGCGGGTAATGCCGGTGTTAGGATATAAGTGAAATGGAAGAAAAAAAATATTCAGTAACGTTTGAGCTTAAAGTGGGAGTCGGTGATGACGATTTAACCTTTAATGTAAACACAAAATACCATCAAGCCCCAGCTTTATATGTGAAGGACGCGATGACTTGTTTGATGTTTAAATTACCTGAAATTGTGAGAGCGGGTTGGATTGTGCTTGAGGGTATGGACGATAACGTCAAAAGTGGTTTCGAACACAAAATAAAATTAGATTTTTGCACCCAAGATGGGGACGAATGGGATGTTAGTGCGAAAGTCGAAAATCCTAATGAAACTGGCCGTATATTGATTGGCTTTATTGAAAAAATTCTTCTGAAGGATCCAGTTATTGACGAGATCCTTCAGCGAGCAAAATAAGGGGATGAAAATGAGTGACAAAATTTATGAGTTTAGAAAAGTTGAAGACTTTTTGCAGTTAACCGAAGAACAGTTTAATCGTTTCTTGCCTGATTTTATCCATTGGTTTGCTATTCGCAAAACATTTATACAAAAGAAACAAATAGCTATCGAAGAGTTTGGTGTTTTTGTGCAGGTTAATCCGGAACCGGTTATTAAATGGAAGGATGATGGAAAAACTGGGGTTAATGGTTACGAAGTAACGATTAGACATCATCAAGATGGCGAAAATGATATAAAAATCAAGGTAAAAAAGGAGTAAAAATGAGCATATTTATCACACATGGCAACCGTTTAATCGACTTTGCCAACCCACAAAATAGCGACATTCATATTGATGACATTATTCATCATTTAGCAATGATTCCACGATTCGGTGGCAAATTAGATGTGCATTATTCCGTGCTTGATCACAGTGTTTTTGCCGGGGCAATAGCTAAAACGTGCTTGAAAGTTGATGATATGACCGCTTTTGCAGTTTTGATGCACGACGCCCAAGAGGCTTTTTTGGGAGATATTACCAGCCCGTTAAAACAATTATTGCCGGACTACAAAAAAATCGAAAAAGCATTCAAAATGGTTATCCGAGATAAATTTAAGATACGCATCAAAGCCGAAATGGAGATTGTCGTCAAAACCGCTGATATTTTGGCATTAAAAGCGGAAAAACAAGCATTTATCCAAACTCCTGCGGAGCTCGCTGAGCATTGGCGATTTTTGGACAAATTTCCGACCGTGCCAATATTGCCGCGGGAATATATCAATAGCAAAGCGCTGTTTAAAGACGCGTTTAACTACTATAACAAAGCCTTAAATTTGGGACTTGAGGAGATTAAATAATGAGCGAAAACAATGGATGGATTAAGTGTGAGGATAGATTGCCAAGTGAATGCGATACAGTCTTATTGTATGTAAATGACGATGAATATCCTTATATTGTGACTGGGTGGCTTGATACAGATAGGGAGTTTTACGACGGTCAAAACTGTTTGTCGGATTATGTTACTCACTGGCAACCATTACCAAAACCACCAATCGACTAAAACCCATTTACAGTCCATTAAATCTCCCCTAACCCCTCTTTACAAAAGAGGGGAATAAGTTAGATGAAGTGGGCTGAATAATGTGTTTTAAACCTAGTTTAAAGGAGTTTTAAAAGTGAAATTATGCCGTTGCCCGGTTTGCCATAGCGACATCCATTTGGATGCGCTGTTGGAAGATGATGCGGGGCGTGAGATATTGGGGATTATTACCAATTTACGCGGCGATAATGCCCGTGCGTTGGTGAGTTATATTGCCCTATTTAGACCCGAGAAAGCGGCGTTATCTAACGGCCGTGCGCTTAAATTAATGCAAGAAGTATTAGAGATGTATCAACCCAGCCCATTATTGGCTCATGCGTTGAATGAAACGGTGCAGGCAGTAATGAAGAATCGTAGAGAAACGCGCAATATTCAGGCTTTATCGAACCATAACTATTTGAAGAAAGTGTATGAAGGGGCGAAACCCTTGTTTGCGGTGGTTCGTAATGAAGGCAAAGCCGAAATGCAAAGTACGGTAAAACAGGAAGACAACAATCGCATGGCGGCGATTCAGTATATTGAACGTTATGCTTCTGTTGGGCAGTTGCAATTTGTAGAAAATACGCCTGAATTTGCGATTTGGAAAGCCTGGAAAGCTGAACAGGAGAAAGGTTATGCAGCGTAAATCATTAATTGCGAAAATCCATATTGGGAAAAATCAATTGGGACTTGATGATGACACATATCGCGGTTTACTTTCCAATACAACAGGCAAAACCAGCTGCACAGAGATGAGTGACAGTGAATTACACCAAGTCTTGAATGTGATGGTTCAGAAAGGTTTTAAATCAAGTTCAAGTTTTTGGGGAAATCGGCCATCACCAAGTGAAGATAAGAAAATTTATCTCGCTAAAATTACCGCACTTTTAATCAAACACAACTTACCGAAAGAATATGCCGATGGTATTGCAAAACGATCTTTTAAAGTAGATTTTATCCATTGGTTACGTCCGTGGCAATTAAAGAAAGTCGTGCAGATGTTGTCAGTGTATGACCGGAATAAAAAGACGTTGTAAGATGAAATTATCAGGTGTAAATTAAAGGCTCTTTGGAGCCTTTTTTATTGGATTTTTTATGAAGAATTTATTTGTGATTATATTGCTTGCCAGCTCTTTTGCTGTCAATGCAGGGGTGTTTGACCATGCAAAAGAAGAAATTAAAATGTTCAAAGATTATCCGTTTGATATTCATAAGAATGATTTTTTAGAGCGATTCAAGTATTTTGGAAAATGTATGGCTTATTCCGAATCTAGAATTTGTGCTCCTGAAGGATATGAATCGCTTTATGGGGCAAAATTTAATATAGTCATTACTTTAGATAAAAATAAAACAAATGGAGTTATTCTTCGTCTAACCGATGCAAGTATTGCAAGAGCTGATTTTTGGGAATTATTTCGAGGATTAATTAAATCAGGTTTTTCTCTTTATCAAGTTGAGGATAAAGATGGTATTGCAAATCGTTTTGACGATATTTTAGCATCAACTAAAACAGGACAGAAAATAAATAATGTTGATTCAAAATTAGATATTCTAGAATCAAAAGAGCGTACATCTCAAAAACTCTTTTATGTAGAAACCGATAAGTTGAATTCAATTTTGAAGTCAGGGCAAAGATTTTCTTCATCAGAAGATATAATTTCTAGACTTCCAAAAGATACAAGATTTATTGAAATGGACGTAATGAGTTTTCATGATCAGAGTTATTCAGTTGAAATAAAAATATCATTGCCTAAACTGGAAGTTACAAAGGCAGATGACCGCCCTATTGAAAAGTTTTAGTCAAATCCCACTTCGGTGGGATTTTTTTTTATCTTTTTTCTGCAAAATACCGCCTTTTTAAAATTTCCGTGTGAGAATGAGCAAAAAATAACATTGCGGAGGTGATTATGGTGGCGAATTTAGAAGATGTAGCGGAACTTCTACCGGAAACCGTACAACAGATGGTTGATTTGGTTGGGTTTCCTACTGTTGAAAAAATCATTACAAACTTTGGTGGGGCAACCTTTCGATTTACCGATGGGGCGCATTATTTCCCTAAGCTCAAAGCATTAATTGGTTTGGAAAGTGCGGTGAAATTACGCGAAGCTTTTAGAGGGGAATGGGTTTATATTCCACGCTGCGAAACGGCTTTGCGAGTGTTGCGTAATTATCGCTTTAAGGCTGATTTTGATTGTTTAACCCAACATTTGAACAAATCAGGACGCATGGCCATGCTTGAACTTTGTCCTAAATATCAATTATCGGATCGCAGTGGTTGGGAAATTGTGGCACAAGTGCGTAATCCTAAGGAGTCCAGTAATTTCGCCTTGTTTTAGTGCTGAAGTCGCTCCACTCTTAATCTTACTCTCTTTTTTCGATAATACCCTTAATCATTAATAGATTAAGGGTATTTTTTATGTCTTTAAATTTTACACAGATTTTCAACCGTTTAATTGGTCACGAAGGCGGCTACGTTAATGACCCAAGAGACCCAGGCGGGGAAACCAACTGGGGAATCACTAAACGTACAGCTCAGGCAAACGGTTATCAAGGCAGTATGCGAGCAATGACGCGTGAGCAAGCCTATAAAATCTACTACTCCGCATTTTGGTTACGTTATCAATGCGACAAGATGCCTGATGCGGTGGCTTTCCAGTTTTTTGATGCAGCAGTAAACCATGGATTAGGCAATGCAAGCCGTATGTTGCAACGTGCGGTGAATGTGGCGGATGACGGCATTATTGGCAATATGACGATTGCCGCTATTAAAAAAATGGCGATTTCTGACGTCATTATGCGTTTGAATGCCGAACGTCTTGAATTTTATTGCAAACTCAGCACTTTTGCGACCTTTGGTAAAGGTTGGGTGCGTCGTGTGGCGGGTAATCTTAAATATGGGGCAATTGACAATGAAGTTTAAATTTTTAGGCGTGTTTAAACGCATGTTTAGCTGGTTAGGCAATAAAGGGAAACAACCGAAAAAACGACCGCACTCTTACAGTAAGAATGCGTGGAGTTATATCGCACGCGGGAGACCAACCCCAGCTAAAGTAATTATGTGGAGGTTATGCAGATGAATAAGTTTTTTGAATTATTTACCAATAGTGATGGTCGTGCGAGTACGACAGGTTTTATTCAGTTTTTCGGTTTCTTAGTCATGGCCGGTGTGCTGATTTATGCCGTTTATCTTGACCGTTCTACGGTCACTGACTTGTTTTTTTATTTTGCTTGTTTTTGCGGTGGTTCGGCTGCAACCAAGGGTGCTGTAATGGCATATCAAGCCAAACAAACCAAGCCAGAAGAACAGATTATTACAGGCGAAGTTTATGTCGAACCGGAACAAACGGATAGACCAAGGGGGATTTAATGACGTTACAGATGATTTTAATCGGCTCAGGTACTGCGCTGGCTATTTGTGGTTATGTGGTATTTAAGCTCAAACGTGCAGGGCGTGAAATTGACCGATTATTAAAAGATAACGAGCAGTTGGTGCGTGAAAAAGCAGTCTCCGATACGCAGGTGAAACATTATGAAACGAGAAAACAACATGAAGAAAACAGTCGTAATGCTGACCGTGACACTCTTATTGATGGGTTGCACAAGTCAGGGGATCTCCGTGATTAATGCAAGCTGTGCTGGTTTCTCGTTGATCTCCGCAAGCCGTCAAGATACGACAGAAACCTTGCGTCAAATTAAAGTGCATAACGATACATATCGAACTATTTGTCAGCGAGGTGAAAATGGAAGTACACATTAATGGGATGATGATTTTTAATGGGTTGGTATCTGTTGCGGTGTTCTTTATTGGTGTGTGGTTTAAGAAATTAGACAGTGAGTTTAAAAGCCTGCATGACGAAGTTAAAGAAGTCAAGCGCGATTATGTCTCAAAAGAAGTGGCTAGTATCACCAATCAAAGCATTTTAGATAAATTAGGGGCAATTTCTGAGCAATTGCAGTCCATTACGAAAAAATTAGATAACAAGGCAGATAAATAATGTCAGCAAGAGATCGGAAACGCTTAGAGCAATTAACCGAAAGCGCACAAACAAATGCAAAACTAGATGAAATTTTAGATTTGACCCGTGCAGTCAATCATAAAATCGACCGTTTAGATGGGCGTGTGGATGATATTGATGTCCGTTTAGCTAAGGTAGAAAACAGTATGGCTAAATTGGGTGTGCGATCCGCTTTAGTTGGCGGTCTGGGCGGTTTATTGGTATCGGTTGGATTTGAGCTAATCAAAGCCAAATTAGGAGGCTAGTGAATATGGCACATGATGAAAAAACCAAGGCAGATGTGCGCCGTTATTATGTGTTTGATTGTTTAACGCTGGAATTAGCCGCAGAAAAAGCCAAAGTGTCCTATAACACTGCTCGACGCTGGAAACGTGAAGCCGAAGCTCGCGGCGATAATTGGGACAAAGTGCGTGATGCATCAACAATGGCAAGTGGAAAGGTTGAGGATGTTGCTCGTGGTATGCTCACCACCTTTGTGCTTTATTTTGAAAGTACCATGGATGAGTTGCGCAAGACCGAAGACTTGCCTGTTAGTGAGAAAGCAAAACTGATTCAAGGCTTGGGTGACAGTTACTCGAAAATGGTGGCGAGCAGTAAGCGGTTGTTGCCTGAAGTGTCTGAGTTGGCGACAGCGTGGAAAGTTATTGAGATGGTAACTAATCTAATCAAAACTAAACATTCTGATTTATTGCCTACCTTTTTGTCTGTTTTAGATGACTTAGAAAGCATTGTTAAGCAGGAGTTTAAATAATGGAAAAGCAAAATCAAAGCATTGTGCATAAGCATTACTATTTTCGCTGGATTGTGCAATTTGTCTGCATTGTATGTGCTTTTAAGTTAATGGCTGCCGGTATCAAAGGTTGGGGCTGGCTTTTATTTATTGCGGTAATGTTATAGATGAAATACAAAGATTTCGAAAAACAGCTCGAACAACTACGTGCTGAATTACAGCGCAATATCGAAGCGAATTTTGAAGGTTGGGATGATAAACCGCATGCGATTGCAGAGCGTCGTAAAAAAGTCTTAGATAAAGAAAAAGGGTTTGAATATTTTGTTCAAGCCTATTTTCCGCATTATGTACGTTCTCCACATAAATCCCAGTTACACGAATATCTGTTTAAAAATCTTCCGCTTTCGGTTGAAGAAACAGATAAATCCGTCCGACAAGCTATTGCCGCACCCCGCGGTGAGGCGAAATCCACTATTTGTACGCAATTATTCCCGCTTTGGTGCATGGTATGTAACCTTAAAAATTACATTATTATTGCTATGGATACCAAAGAGCAAGCCTATGGCATGTTAGAAGCCATTAAAGTTGAGGTTGAGTCAAACCCAAGACTTGCTATTGATTTCCCCGAACTTACGCCGGGCAAAGTTTGGCGTGCCGGTGCAATTCTTACGTCTAAAGGGCAAAAAGTGGAAGCGGTCGGTGCTGGGCAAAAGCTACGTGGACGTCGCCATGGAGCTTTTCGTCCTGATTTAGTTGTATTAGATGATATAGAGAACGATGAAACTGTTCAAACACCTGAACAGCGCAATAAATTACACAACTGGATTTTAAAAGCCGTTCTAAAACTTGGTGCCGCCGGTGAGAAATTTGACGTAATTTACGTCGGCACTATTTTGCACTATGACAGCGTATTGAACCGAATTTTAAATACTAAAGGCTGGAGAAGTGTCCGATTTAAAGCCATTTTGCGTATGCCGGACAATATGACGTTATGGGATGAATGGGAAAACATCTATTTGTCTGAAGAAGGCGACGACGACACCTTATCTGACTTATTTTATCAACAGCATAAATCGGAAATGGATGCTGGTTCCGTTGTGTCATGGCTTGCCCGCCCAATTTTATATTTAATGAAAGAACGCGCCAAAGACGGACATTCGGCATTTGATTCCGAGTATCAAAATGACCCGGTCAGTGGCGATGACGCGATTTTTGCCAATAGTCTCCATTATTGGACAGAGTTACCTAATAACTTGATTTATTTTGGTGCGGTTGACCCATCACTGGGTAAAGCAGGTGCAAGCCGTGACCCGTCTGCGATTTTGGTTGGCGGCTATCACAGAGAAACTGGCAAATTGTATGTAGTTGAAGCGCAGATTAAAAAGCGTTTACCCGATTTAATTATTGAGGACGTTATTCGCCTACATACACAGTATAACTGCCATCGTTGGTTTGTAGAGACAGTACAGTTCCAGGAATTTTTAAAAACCGAGTTGGTTAAACGTTCAGCTGCGCGCGGGAAACCTGTGCCTGCTACGGCAACAAAACCCAATAGTGACAAAATGCTTCGCATTGAGAGCTTGCAACCGCATATTGCCAATGGGTTAATTTTATTACACCGCTCACAATCCACCCTTGAATCACAGTTAAGACATTTTCCAAAAGCTGATCATGATGATGGCCCAGACGCACTGGAGATGCTATGGCGTAATGCAGTAAGTAGTTCTGCGGTGATTGAATGGATAAGTATTAGTGAGTTAGATGATAGCGAGTGGGATGAAGATGAATCGGATCTTTATTCTGTGTGGAAACAATAAGGTGAATTTATGGGATTGTTAGACAAATTAAAAAACTTTTTAAAAGGCAATGAAACAGAGCCTACGCAAACTGATGACGCGGAAGTTACTGCTACAGGACGAGTGTTAGACGATCATCCTTCAGCCAAAATTACACCATCAAAATTGAAACAAATTTTAGATGATGCAGAAAATGGTGATATTCAGGCTCAGCATCAGCTTTTTATGGATATTGAAGAGCAAGACAGTAGCATTGCGGCAAACATAATGACACGTAAGCGTTCAGTGCTTACGCTTGATTGGCGTATTGTCGAACCACGTAATGCAACACCTGCAGAAGAAAAATTGCAAGCCGAGATTGATGAGTTATTTTATCAATATCCCAATCTTGAAGACTTGTTTATCGATTTAATGGATGCCGTGGGACACGGTTTTTCGGCGTTGGAAATTCAATGGGCGCAAGTAGATGGCAAATGGGTTCCCAAAGGCTTTAAACCTTGTCCGCAGTCTTGGTTTAAATTGGATAAAGACGATAGTTTATTATTACGCACGCCAGCCAATCAAATGGGTGAGCCTTTACGTCCTTTTGGGTGGGTGGTGCATCGCCATAAATCTCGTTCGACACAGTTGGCTCGTGATGGCTTATATCGCACATTGGCATGGCTTTATATGTATAAGCATTATTCTGTGCGTGATTTTGCCGAGTTTTTGGAACTCTATGGTATGCCTATTCGTATTGGTAAATACGGTGCAGGCGCGACGACAAGTGAAAAACGTACCCTGTTA